TTTCAGCGAGGAACAGTTCAAGGTGCTCAACGCATGCGTGCGCGGCGCCAACGATTTCCCGAAGCGCATGTATCTCACCTGCAACCCCGGCGGCGTCGGGCACGCGTGGGTGAAGCGCCTGTTTATTGACCGGGACTTTCGAAAAGGCGAGCGGCCGGAGGACTATGTTTTCATCCAGGCGAAAGTGACGGACAATCAGGCGCTGATGAAAAAGGACCCCGAGTATGTCCAAGCGTTGGACAACCTGCCTCCCGGCAAGCGTGAAGCGTGGCGAGACGGCGACTGGAATGTGTTCGTCGGGCAGTACTTCACCGAGTGGAAACGTGAGATACATGTCGTTGAAGCGTTCCAACCGCCGGCATGGTGGCGGTGGTATGTGAGCATCGACTACGGTCTCGATATGCTGGCGGCGCTGCTGATCGGCGTAGACGATACCGGCGAGGCGTACGTCGTCGGCGAGGTGTATGAAGGGCGCGATCTCGGTGTGACGCCCGATAACGAAGAACACAACGGGCTGATCGTCTCTGAGGCGGCAAAGGCTGTCAAGGAGCTGGCGGCGGGGCACACCGTCACGGCGTACCTCGCGCCGCCCGATCTCTGGAACGCGCGGCAGGAGACCGGCAAGAGCGTCGCGGACATCTTCGCGGAGCACGGCGTGTACCTCACCAAGACCAGCAACGACCGCGTGGACGGCTGGATGGCTGTCAAGGAATGGCTGAAGGTCAGACCGTGCGAGGACGGCGTCGAGCGTCCTCGGCTGCGGTTCTTCCCCAACTGCCGGAACATCATCCGCTGTCTGCCACTGCTGCAGTATGACGAGCGGCGGGTGAACGACGTCAGGAACGAGCCGCACGAGATCACGCACGCGCCGGACGCGCTGCGCGGCTTCTGCGTGTACTGGACGGTGAACGGCTACGAGCCGGCGGCGGCGCCGCGCGTGAAGCTGATCGACAAATTACAACCAAAGCACAGGAGGCGGCGGACATGACTTTAGCGGAAGGCAAGCGGAAGGTGCTGATGCTGCTCGACGAGTTTTCGAGCGGCGGAGAGGTCGAGGCAGACGAGGACATCGACGCAAAGATGAACGACTTCTTCGACCTCGCGCAGAAGGATATCGCACAATGGCAGCCGATCGTGCGCCGGACAAGCGTCGAGCTGGACGGGACGGGCAGCCAGAGCCTGCCAACGGACGTCTCGCGCCCGCTGGCGCTGCGCAAAAACGGCGTGCGCGCGAAAGGCTGCGAGGTCATCGACGGGAAGCTCGTGTACGAGACGGGCGATACGTCGACGCTGACGATGGACTATATCGCGCGAGCGGAGACGATCACGCCGGAGACGGAGGACAGCTACGTGTTTGAGGTCAGCGAGGAGGCGGCGAACTGCCTGCCGTTCTTCGTGGCGGCGCAGCAACTCATCGCCGATCTTGTGATCGACTACGGCGCGTTTTACAACCTGTATCTCCAAATGCGCTCCATGCTGCCGCGCTCGACGCTTTTGTCGGGCGGAGGCGTCAGACAGGCGCTGTATCGGTAAGGGGCAAAAAAGGGAGGATGCGAGGACGACATGGGAGGAAAGAGCGGCGTTACGATGCGCGTCAAGAAGTACGAACGCTTCCGCGGCGTGGACTTTTCCACAGACCCAGCGCTCGTTGACGACGCGCGGAGCCCCTGGGCGCCGAACATGATTGCCGACATGGGCGGGATGCCGGAGAAGCGGCCCGGCTGGCGGACGCTGACGGAGCTGGAGGGAAAGGTAAACGGACTGTTCAGCGCCGAGTTTTCCGGCGAGAAGCACATGCTCGCTCACGTTGGGGGAAAGCTGTACCGCTGGTATGAGGACGGGACGACGCCGAGCGCGGAGCTGGCGAGCGGACTTGCCGACGCGCGCAGTGTGTCCGTCTACATGGGAGACAGCCTCTGGATCTTCACGGGCTCAAAGCTGCTGCGCTACGACGGCGCGACCTGTGCGGGCGCGGAAGCGGCGGCCTATGTGCCGACAACGGTCATTTCCCGCGATCCGGGCGGGGGCGGCACGCCTTATGAGGCGGTGAACCTGCTGACGGGAACGCAGAAGATCGGATTCCTTGCCGACGGGAGCAGCACCGTGTACAAGCTGCCCTATACGGACCTTGGCAGCGTGAACGCCGTCGAGGTGGACGGCACGGCGCGGACGAGCGGCTGGACGGCAGATCTCACGGCGGGGACAGTGACGTTCTCCACGGCTCCGGCGGCTCCGGCAGCGGGCGCGGAGGACAATGTATTCATTACGTTTACGAAAACCGTCAGCGGGTACGCGAGCCGCGTCAATAAGTGCCGCGCGGCAATCGTGTGGGGCGCGGGCGCGGCGAGCGACCGAATCGTGGCAACGGGGAACCCGGACTATCCGAATCAGGATTTTACCTGCGGGTATATGGACGGGACGTACTGGCCGGATACGGGATACTCGATCGTGGGAACGTCGGAGACCGCTATCCTCGGGTACCGGCGGATGGGCGAATACCTTGCCGTGATCAAGGAAGACAACGGGAAGGACTCCACCGTGTTCCTGCGCTCGGGAGCTCTGAACAGCGACGGAGAGGTGATCTTCTCGACAAAGGCATGCCTTGCCGGCGCGGGAGGCATGACGCGTTTCGGTTTCGGGAACATCGGCGACGAGCAGCTGGTTTTGACGGGAAACGGCGTGTTCGCGCTGACGACGAACAGCCTGACGGCGGAGCGCATCGCGCAGAACAGGAGCTACCGCGTCGACCCGATGCTGCTGAAGGAGATGCTGACAGACGCGGTGTCCTGCTCATGGAACGGGTGCTATCTGATCTTCACCGGCGGGCGCGTCTACGGGCTTGACGGGCGCCAGCCGCGCAGCTATACGAGCCGGAACGACACGGGCTTTCTGTATGAATGCTTCTATTGGGAAAATATCCCGGCCTACAGCGTACTGCGCACAATCGACGACGGCGTGGAATCGCTGTACTTTGGGACGGACGACGGGAGGATCTGCCGGTTCAACACGGACGTCGACGGCTTGCCTCGATACAGCGACGACGGAGCCGCCATCGAGGCGATCTGGTCCACCAAGGCGGACGACGACGGCGACCCGATGGTATACAAGACGCTGCTCAAGAAGGGCAACGCCGTGACCATCAAGCCCTACACGCGCTCAAGCGCGAAGGTGCTGTTTCGCACGGACCGCGACGCCATCTCGTGGCAGGCGGCGGCGGGGACAATGGACATCTTCAACTGGGAGGATATCGACTTTTCCCGCTTTACGTTCAACGCAAATGACGCACCGCAGGAGATACCGTTCCGGCGCAAGGTGAAGAAGTACAAGCGGCTGCAGATCCTGATTAAGAACGACGCAGCGGGCGAGGGCTTCGGCGTCTACTGCATCGTGAAGCACTACGTCACGGGCAACTTTGCAAAGAGGTAAGGAGGCTGTATGAGCTTATTCAGGAGGACGCCGACCCCGGAGGGGTACGCGAAGGGGCGCGTTTACGACTATGCGACGAGCGAGGGCCGCGTCGCCACGGCGGAGTGGCTGTTCCAGCAGGCAAAGGACGAGCGCGCCGTGCGCGAGGCGGAATGGCGCAGATACAATGACTACTACAACTTCGCGCACGACGCGGCGCGGGAGATGGCGGAGGCCAGAACGGAGGCGGGACTTCTGCCGCTGGAGACGTGCATCCCGGATCCGTACATCATGGTCGAGAGCCAGATCGACCCGGACGTGCCGCAGCCGGAATTCCACGGGCGCGACGACGACCTCGACAGCGTGAAGGCGAAGGAGCGGGAGCTGGCGGTGCGCTACATCGTCGAAGAGAACCGGCTGGGGGATATGAACACCTCGAATGAGCGGCGGCTGCGCAAGCTGGGCGACGCGTTCTGGAAAGCGTACTGGGACGAGACGATGGCATGCGGCGAGCGCAGGGGCAATATCCGCGTGCGAGACGTGGCGCCGCAGGATATCTACCCGGACCCCACGGCGGGGCCGGAGGGCCTGCAGTCGGGCGAATACGTATTCTACGTCTACACGATGCACAAGCTCAAATTCTGGCGGCTCTATCACGACGCGCTCAAAAAGCAGGACAAGGCGCTGGATGACGTGGTGGGCGCGGCGCAGTACCGCGAGGCGGACGACATTCTGGAGCCGTACACCCAGTCCACTGCGGCGCGGGACGATCTGGTGCAGATCATGGAGTTCTGGTATCGCCAGCCCTTTGATACAAAGGACGCGAAGGCGGGCGCCGTCGGGTGCAGCGTGCAGGCGGGCGGCGTGGAGCTCAAGCACATCCCCAACTACTGGGTGAAGCTGGGCGCGCAGTGTGAGCTGTTCCCGTTCGTGCACTACTGGTGCATCCGCGACGAGACGCAGTTCTGGAACAGGAGCGAGCTGGAGCCGATCCTGCCGCTGGTGGACGCGGCGGATCGGGAACTG